CCTTCTACAGGCCAAAACAACGAGGAACAGTATTCCACGTCGTACCATTCAGTACTCACCTTGACTTTGGCTTTGAAGCCTAGTTTAAGGAACGCTAGTTTGAGCATCTTGGCCAACACTTCTCGGAGTTTCGCCGGTAAATGACCTTCGATAACCAAAAAATTGTCGTCGCCATGGACGAGCATTTTGTACTCGCACCTGCACAGCTCTTGAAACTTGCGCATGCACCACTCCATCGTCGCTCCATTGTTGAGGGAGTTACGAGCCGACGTGTCGGCTGACCCACTGGTCATGGTGTAGTCCACAGTGTACTTTGCACCTTTGCTAGTGTAACCGTAGGCGCGTTTCATTGACGTAAGCGCAAACGAAGCATTCCCGTAGGAATCGATGCCACATCTGCGGTACACCCGCGCGCCGTTTTCGTAACAACCCTCGCCTTGGCAGGAGTCATAACGCTCGGCATCACACTCGACGATGGTCACGTCTCTGTTTCCGAAACGCGCTCTCCACTCGCCGATCTCTTCAGCGGTCATCCCGGAAGTATAGCAGATTTTGTTGTCTGCATTCCAGTGTTTGGCCAACTGTTTGGAGAATTTGTGCATGAATGGTCCATAGCTGACACTCAATCTGTCTGTGCCAGCCTGGATAGCTCTGGGGTCGAAGTCTTTCGGGGTTTCACCTCCCTTCATAGTCAGCTCTCGCTTGACAAACAACGACCTTTGAAAGTCTTCCTGACATAGATCCTTCTCTTCCAATGACTCCCATGCCTTGAGGTGGCGGGCTCTTTTGTCTTTTGGGAAGCGATCGTTCCAAGCGTGAAAGTCGGCTTCCAGGTCTGAGCCATCGATGACTTCAAACCCGGACGTGAGCTCTTCGGTTAGCTCATACACCTCTTCCCAACACCCGTCGTCTGGATCAGGGGTAGCAACCAGCGCTCTGTTCACAGCAGCCACGACCTCATTGTTCTTCGAGGCGTATGGGACAATTGGTATGTATGAACTGAACGTTATCGCTACAGGATGGAATTGGGGACGATCCTCATCGACCTCAATCCTTTCAGCATTGCTGATTTTGGCCGACGTCTTCATGGCGGCCAAGGGCATTGGAGACTCATAACC